GACCCGTGGTGCTGACGTACAGGTCCGCCGCGTTGATGAGCGCCACCAGACCCTCAGTGGGAAGTCCCCGGAACGAGTCGTGGGCGTTGGTCAGCTTGATGCGTCCGTGCAGGGCCTCGGGCATCCGCACGAGTTCTTGGTAGAGGTCCAGCCCCGAGTCGATGGGCCGGCAATGGAGCAGGACGTCAACGTCCGGGTCGGCTTCGAGGATCGGCACCATCGCCTGAACGAACCGGTCGTAGAACTTGCGCTCGACGAGCCGATCGCTCCGAAGGATGACCTTTCGGTTCGGGTCGAGCCCGAACGATGCCTTGCAGGCTTCCTTCGTGGAGAGCCGCTTGCCCTCGAACCGGATGGGGTCGGCCATCGACGCCGGCCGGAACGCCTCGGTATCGACGCCGTGGTACAGCATCGGGACCGGGCGCCCGGTAAAGTCCCCGATGACCTTGGCCCCGTACATCGACATGGCAACGGGGCGGAACATCTTCCAGACGTCCCGCCAAGCGGGCGGCAGGTTGTCGCCCTCGATGGGGCAGTAGTGCCACACCGGGACCATCATCCACGGCGACTGGGGATTGATTGCCCCGAGGTAGTCGAGGAAGCCCGACATGTCCGCGACCACGAGGACCTGGTCGGCCTTCCAGTCGTCCTCGCTGTCCAGTTGCTTCCACAACGACCCGTCGATGGAGGCGGCGGGGATATTGGTCCCGTAGTAGGTGCGGAGCGTCTGGAGCGGCCACACGCGACCAGCCAGCGGTCCCTTGATGGGCTCGCCCCGGTGGTTGAGTGCGAGGATCCGCACGTCTACCCCGAGAGACAGCAGCCGGGAGGCGATGGCCTCCGTGACGACCCCGAAGCCGGTATGGCTCCAGTGGCCCAGCATCAAGAGCCTCATTCCTCGGGCTCACGGTCGAAGATGATGGCGTCGGCTTCACGCCACGAGAGTTCGCACCAGCCGTCCATGCCAACCAACTGGTCGCCAGACGCCTCCATCATGGCGTCTCGGATGCGCTGGCGGTCGAGAGCGACCGCTTCCTCGTTCGTCACGGGAGCACCTGCGCGAACATCGCACGGATGTCCTGCTCTTCCTTGTCGAAGTCCACGACCTCGCGGAACCTACGGGCAGCATTGTCGCCCATCTCCACGATCCGCTCCGGTTCTCGTTGGAGCTCCGAGAGCAGGTTGCCGACCTCGTGGGCCGTCTTGTCCGTCAGGTCGAAGGACGTGATGCCTTCCTGCCACAGCGGGCCGGCCAACTGGTCCCGGTAGTAGGACTCGTAGCCGATGACCGGACGCCCCACGGCGAACCAGTTGTGGATGACGTGGCCGAAGCCGTCGCTCCACTGCTTGCCGTGCCAGGCGATGTCCTGCTCCCGCATCATCGGGCCGATGTTCCGGCACTGGTCGATGTTCCCGCAGGCGTACTCGTCGAGCGGCTTGGAGCCGTAGGCCCCGAAGACCCGCCAACTGTGCTGCGGGTTCTCGCGGGCCGTCTCGGTGAACAGGGCGTAGGTCCGCTCGTTCTCGGGGAAGCATTGGACGAACGAGGCGATCCGCAACGGGAGGTGCGGTTCCACCGGGCTGGGATGGAAGTCCTCTAGCGAGAACTCCTGGTGGTAGACGACGTGCGGGACGCTGACCGGGGCGGGCAGGATGCTCGACACGAGGCCGAACTTGGCGAGGTCCCAGCGGTCCTCGGCCATGTCGATGGCACCGAAGCGGACGTTCCCAAGCTGGAGGCCGAACGTCGCCCCGACCTCAGAGGCGAACCGTGCGAAGCCCTCGTGGTTGTGGGCGAGGGTGCTGATGACGATGTCAAACTGCATCGCCCGAGCGCCGGCTAGGCTGATGAGCGTCTGACGACGCCCGTGACCCTCATCGAGGCGGTACATGATGGCATTGCCGTCGTACAGGCCCTCGTCGATGCCTCCCCACGACTCGAGGTACTGGCGGGCGATCGCGTCACCGTGCCAGGCTCGCTCGTGGTTCCAGTAGCCCTCGGTGAACCAGTCCATGCCGATGGGCCTGTAGAGATCCCAGCCGAGTCGGTCGCACAGGAGTTCTAGGCTCTCCCAGAGGTCGTGGTGGTGGTAGTCGGCGAGGACCCTCATCCGAGGAACGCCTTCCAGTGCGCCCCGATGCGTTCGATGCCGAATAGGTCGACCGCGACTTGACGGGTCGCCTTGCTGGCGTTCTCGGCGGTCTGGTCGAACTTCAGCATGTCGCCCAGCGCCAGCCGGAGTCCTTCGACCTCGGGGGCGGAGTAGACCGCTATCGCGTGGCCTTCGAACAGGTGCTCGGCCCAGCCGAAGCGGTTGGGCTGGATGCTGACGACCGGGACGCCGGCGAGCATCGCCTCCATGAGACCGAGGGTGTAACTCGCGGGCTGGGTGCCGGTGTAGAAGTAGGTCCGAAGGTGCCGCAGGTAGTGAAGCATCGTCTCGTAGGACAGCGGCCCGATCCCACCCGGCAGGTCCTCCGAGCCTGGGCCCGCAGGCTTGACCGGGAGGAACTGCGTGACGACCGCCCATGCCGGATAGCCGCACGAGTCGCCCCGCTGGCGCATGTGCTGGGTCACGTTGCCGACCACGAGGTCATCACCGACCCACGGCAGGAAGTCCGAGGGGTACTTGCCGAACCGGATCATGGCCGACTCGCCCGCGAAGTCCGGCAGGTTCCGTTCCTTGGGCGAGTATCGGACGACCTCCAAGCCACGCTTGACCAGCGGCGCCATGAGCCGCTCGAGCGACCCGTCAGGGGATGACTGACCGCAGGTCCGCCAGATGACCCGCTTGTGCTTGATGTTCTCCCACTGCGGCACGATCCAGCGTTCGGGGAAGTGGTGGATGATGATGGTGTCGGCCCAGGCGATGACCTCGGGATGCAGCGCGGCCTTGGCCCAGTCGATGTTGTAGCCCGGATCGCCGAGCTTCTCGCGCTGGCGGTTGCACGCATCCGCGAGGATCTCGTGGTAGGGCGCGTCAGGCAGGGCCGGTCGCTTGTCGTCGGTCGGCTCGGCGGGCTTCGTGTAGGCGCCTATCGAGAAGGTGTCGTAGCCGAGGTCCGTCAGCATCCGGAGGTCGTCGTACTCCGCGATGGAGTGACTCGTCAGCAGCAGAACATTCATCGCGGGACCGCCTTGAACGGTCCGCCGCCGATGCCCTCGCCCCAGGTGACGACGTGGGTCTTGGACAGTCGCTCGGCGAAGGACTCGGGCGTCCCGTCGCGGTGGTGCCACTCGCCCTCGATGATGCCGAGCTTCTTCAGACCAGCGCCTTGGAAGAAGGGGTGTTCGCAGCCCTCGCAGTCGGTCTTGACCCAGACGAACCCCGCCCCGTCGGTGACCTTCAGGGCGTCCCGCAGGGTCACGCTCTTGATGGTCTCGTAGCGGCGCGGTGCGTCCGCGATCCACGGAGAGACGGAGCCGATGTAGCGATGGTTGAAGGCGGTGTCGTCGCCCGAGTAGTCGTACTCGACTTGGATGTCACCGGACTTCGACCAGCCAGCGGCGTTCCAGACGATCGCCCGGTCGGTGAGACCATTCAGTTCGAGGTTCTGGCGGACGAGCTCGGCGTTCTCGGGGACCGCCTCGATGGCAAGGACCCGGAGGTCGGGGTTGTCAGCCAGGAGCCCGACCGCGACCGAGCCGATGTGTGCTCCGAGGTCGAGCGCCCAGCCGGAGAGCCCACGGGGTAGGTGGTACTCGTCGCCGTCGGTGCCGTAGGGGTTGGCGAGGCACGCCGAGACGGTGTTCCAGTCGGTCGTGTCCTTGCGGTAGGTGAGTCGGACCGGGTTGCCGGCGGGTGTGTACCAGTCCGCGGTGGCGATGCCGGGTCCCCATTCGGGACCGTGTCCGTCGATCATGTAGGGTGCGAGCCCTCCTACGGTGCGAGCGATGTCTAGTGTAAGCCCCCGGCGGATGCTCGCGTTCCACCGGGGGCTCGTGTAGTCGGGGCCGTTATGGCCGACCCCAAGCCGTCTTTACAGGCCGTTGACCCGCTGGACCTTGCCCGTGCGGACGTAGGGCTCGGCGTTGAAGCCGAACTCTTCCTCAGCACGGAAGCCCGTGATGTTCTGGTCGAAGCGGTTGCCCGCCTCGGAAGACACGTCGATCGTGTAGCCCGAACCCGTGAAGATCTCGACCTCGGTGCGCTCGATGATGAGCGCGGTTCCGACCTGGGCCGTCGGCCAGGTGGCATCGCGCCGCACCGGGACGCCCCAGACACGATCCGGGGGCGGCGACGCCGAAGCGCCGGCAGCCGGGTCGATGGCCCAACCACCCGCGTACGAAGTCCCGAGACCCTCGGTCGCCATCTCCCAGTAGTCGACCGGCGCCATGACGACGCACAGGTTGTCCGCCGGGATACCGCGCTGCTCGAGGGCCGAGATGCCGCGACCGATGGCCGCTGCACGGGGCTCCGAGGAAAGCGTGGTGATGAACTCCGCGACCTGACCGAAGGCGGCCAGAGCCGGGAAGAAGCCCAACGGCTGGGACGAACCGGAGCCGTTGTTGATGAACTGGGCTTCGGCGAGGCCGATGGACGATGCGAGACGCCGACGAGCGGACGCCTCTGCCGCGCCATTGGACTGGCGGAGGAGCTGGTTGCCGATGTCGGCGATCTGCGCGATCTGGTACAGGGTCGCCGTAGCCGACGCGAAGCCGAAGTCACGGACGTCCTTGTTCGAACCGTAGGCGCCCTGGAGGAGCGCAGCCGTGATGGCCGTGACCTCGTAGGGGATGTTGACGCCTGCGCCCTGCACGCCGTCGACGACGTTGAACAGGTCGCGGTACGGGTTGACGCGGGCGACCTGCTCCACGAGCGAAGAGACGAAGTTGCCCGGAACGAGCGCGGCGCCCGTCGCGGCTGACGTCCCGAGGACCGCCTTGACGAACTCCTGCGCGTCCGTGTCACCGGTGCGCCGGTTCACCAGCGCGGACAGGAAGTTGATCTCGTTGTACTTGCCGACGCTCTTGACGGCATCGGACTGACGGTCCACGGCACCCATGAGGATGGCGGACGCCTTGGCGGACACGCTCTCGCGTGCGAACGCCTTCATGCGGTCGTCGAGCTCGCGGAGCTTGGCCTGGGTGGCCTCGTTCTGCTTCTCTTCGTCCAGCCTGTCGATCGCGGCCGACTTGATGTTGATCTCCTCGCGGATGGCCGTGACGCGCTCCGGGGAGGGGTCGGCCTTCAACTCCTCGGCGAGACCCTTGATCTCGGCGGTGAGCTGTTCGGCCTTCTTGTCGTGTTCTGCGCTCAAGTGCTTGTCCCTTTCATTGGACTAGCACCCGGACCCAGCGAGCATTGCCGGGTTAGAGGGTTCGAAGCCGTGCCGCCGCGATGGCAGCTTCGGCAAGTGCCTCGAGCCTCGCCGCATCCTCGCCACCCTCGTCGGGCAGGTCTGGTTGCAGGTCGTCAGGAAGGTCGGTGAGAAGCCCGCGCACGGCGGGCGAGAGGGTGATGCCGGCCTCATCGAACAGGTCCACGGCCTTGGCCGGGACGACCCGCGAGAGCCGGTTGATGGGCATGGTGGTGAGGGTCTGTTCGGCGTGCGGCCAGACGAGGATCTCGCCCGAGGCGGCCTTGCGGACCAGGTGACCGATGGCGCCCGACGAACCGTACGCCTTGCCGCTCCGAAGGAGGGCGTCGATCTGCGCGGCGTACTTGGCGGCCCGGTCGAGCCAGATGGTCGCCCACCAGCCGTCCGACGCCAGCTCCAGGTCGTCCTCGGTGCCGACCGTGGCGTCCTTCATCTCCGGATCGCCGCCGTGGTGCCAGATGACCGGGCGTCGGTCGAACCAGTCGGGCTTGATGTCGGTGTTGCGGCTGAACCATTCGCCGTCGAGGTCTTTGCCGCCCTTGAACTCGCCCCCGAAGGGAATGGCGTTCACTCGCCACTTGCGGGCCCCGACTTGTTCGGCCTTGAGGAAGTCGCTCATGGGTTCTCCTAGAAGGCTGCGGTCTGGCCGAAGACGTCGCCGTTGAGGCGGGCGCCGAAGCAACCGCCCGTGGTCTTCGTCCATGTGGCGGCCACGAAGTCGAGCGGGCTACTGAGGGTGGTGGTCTTGGTCTGGGCCATGTTCAGCGCGAGGGTGTTGGTCGCGACGGTACCGACCGAGATGTTCTGCGTACCTTGGTCGCTGCGGATCGCCAGCCAGTAGATGCCGGGCACGAGGTACACCGGGGCGCTCGTCGCGGCGCTGGTCCGGGTGCTGGCTGCGCTGGCCGTCCACGTATCGGCGGCGGCGCTGGTCGCGACCTGGCGCAGGCTGTTCTCGGCCCCGTTGCCGTTGTTGAGATCCTGCACGTACAGCGCCCACGACCACGACCGGGCGAGGGTCGTGGACAGCTCGCGCATCGAGACGGAGCGCAGGAGCATGTGCCCTGTGACGTGCATCGGGATCGCCAGCACGACGCCCGTCGCGACGGTCACGGCGCTCGTCCATGCCGAGGCGGGGTTGGATGCGACCGGGTAGGCGTAGGGTGTCCAGCCGACGGATGACACGCCGCGCTCGCGCTGGCCGTCGTAGACCCGGACCGTCTCGTTCGTGGACTGGTAGCCGATGTGGCCCTCGGTCGTGGTCAGGGCGCCGGTACCGACCGGGAGGCGGAGCGTTCCCGCGTTCAGGTCGATAGCGGCGCCACCACCATCGGCACCCGTGCCGGTCGCGGCGTGGGTGTGGTCCTTGACCTTCTGCGCCGCCGACGCCTCGCCCGACAGGCCCGCGATGCTCGTCTGGTCGCCGGTATTGGTGCCCGACGACGTGCCGCTGAAGGTGCCCGATTGCGTCGCCAGCGTCCCGAGCGATGCCGACGAGCGGAGCGCCGCGGCGTCAGCCGACGTCAGCAGGCCGCGCCCGAAGCTCGTGGTGGCCAGGGCGGCGATGCTCGTCAGGTCCGAGTCGAGCGGCTGGGACGTCGTCCACGCGGTGTCGGCTGCGGCTGTCTTGACCCATAGGACGGCAGTCGTCCCACCGATGATCTGCGTGTACTGCGACCCGATGGCAGCCGCTACACCGGCACCCGCCGAGGGGTCAGCCGTCCCGCCCATGACGTAGTAGTCAGCGTAGGTGGTAGCCGCAGGGTTCCCCACATGAACTTGCAGGTACCCAGACCGAGCCGCGCCACCCGTGCCGGTCGAGCCGTAGGCGGTGATCTTGGCACCGCCGCCGCCTTGGCTGTTGTCACCCCCTTGGAAGATGGCAGGACCGCCGTCGGTCGTACCTTGCCCGCCCGACACGCTGACCTGTCCTCCTGCGCCGCTGGAAGCAGCGCCGCCGAGGGCAACGACTGACCCCGGAGAGTCGACGCCATCCCCGCCGTAGAGCAACACTCGACCGCCGAGGGCTCCGGAGGTCACAACATCGCCGCCGCGTGCGATGACGCTCCCGCCCTCAGGATCATCACCGAGGCTCCCGGCCTCGATCTCTAGCTGGCCGCCCTCGGCCTCACTCGCACCACCGGGGTCGTAGGCAGCCGCCTCGATGATGGTTCCGTCCGGATCGTTGCCCGCGACCAGCACCTCGGCCAGCGTTGGCGTCGTGACCGTGGCGGACGTGTGCGAGTGCGAGTCGTCGGCAACGGTCGGGTTCGGATACGTGCCTTCCAGATCGCCGCCGGCGGGACCGCTAGGGGCCCCGCCGCCGCCCGAACCGGCCCCACCACGGAAGCCGCCGGCAAGCGCGATGTTGCGTCCACCGGGGCCGGGCGGACCCTGCGGGCCCCGGTCGCCCTGAGGCCCGATGGCTCCGTCCTTGCCGTCCTTGCCTGGGGCTCCGTCTTCTCCGTCGCGGCCGTCCTTGCCGTCGTGGCCGTTGCGGCCATCCTTGCCGTCAGCCCCCTTGTCACCCTTGGGGCCCTTCAGGATGGCGATGTTCTCCTGCACCGCGATGAGTGCAGCCGCGAGCGGGTCCATCACCGAACCCATCAGACGGGCTCCTCGTGGGATCCGACGACCTTGCCGTCCTCGTAGTCGATGACCGACTTCATGGGTGGACGGGCCTCGGTGACCTCGATGCGCTCGACCCGGAGCTGCGGCGGCG